AATCGCGGTGATTATAAAGTCCGTGTTCGCGTTACTACTGAACGCGAGGTTATTGTTGAGGCAGACGGTTTTGATGAGGCTGAGATAAAGGCAATGGTAGAAGCAGTTACCCTAGTCGATGGATACGATGCTGAAGTTCTTTGGGCTGTAGAACATGGAAGCCTAAGTGATTGGGAGAAGAATGATGGCAACGATAACTAGAACCTGTCTTGCTTGTGACGGTGGCGGCATTGCCGAATATGACAAACCGGTCACAGACTTTGCGAACGGCGGCTGGATAACTAGCACCTATGGTAAGTGTGATGTTTGTGATGGTGAAGGTGACCTGCACGTTCTATCTGAATTTACTAGCTTGGATATCTTGGCGTTCCTAAATGAATCAGCTAAAATTCTAGAGGATGCCGACATAGTTGACAGTACGTTGGATGACATATATGGTCACGTTAAGGACGCAAAAGATAAGGTGCGTGAATATATCAAATTTCATGGTTACGATGGAGATGACCGATGAGCCAACCAAACAAACTACTCGACCCAAACAAAACATATTTAATCGGCGTATGGGATATGCCAATCTTTGTTATAGATAGTGAGACAGACGAACCTGTTACCAACCCCGATGGCACTGTTGCCTTGTTTAATATTTCAAACTATGATTATTCATATCTTTGCGATGGCGTAGATATAGATGAATTAGAATTGCGGGAAGAAGGAGACGACTATGATGACTAAAACCGACAAGATATGGCTGCAACTAACACACACAGAAGCCAATGCCCTGATGGTGATGCTAGACAGTGAGATAGAATCTTGTCACAACTACGGTGGTGGCATCGACCTAGATAACTGGGAAAACATAGACCTAGAAGCTTACAAGCTGCTGGCGTTTCACAAGTTCAAAACGTGGTACATGGAGAATTGCGATGGGTAAGGTCAAAGCTTGGGCGATGCAGCTAGAAGAAGACTTCTGGTATCTTGCTAACAGTAAGATAGGCAATTGCGAATATTTCGGTGAGTTTATGCAAGAGATGGAACAGCACCGCGATTTCTTGGGCTTGCGTGACGATAGAGAATATGCTGATATGTTGCGTGAAGCTTGGGACAATTACTGGAGTAAGTACATATGAGAACCGCTTATGAGTGCCGCCATACGCTAGCATACGCTTCGCCAAGCGCAATCACCCCACGATACCCCAACGCGGCAAGCGACCCCCGCCTGACAAACACGGCTGACAAATACTTCACGCTAAGAAGACAAATCCGTGACAAAGAGTGGAGCCGCGAACCGGTGACAAACGCAGAACGTGACAAACTAGCCACACTAAAACAGGCATTGAACGATGACAAACACTACACGCCAAACTTCTGACAAATCGCCCACGCTAAAACGTGACAAATCAACCACGCTAAATCCTGCGTATCGTTGCGATGATTGCGGGGAACCAGCGATGGTTCGCGAACCGGTGGGGCTGTCCTGTCCTAAATGTTATCTAAAAAAACAAGGGCAGCAAATAAAGGGGCTTGACCATGCCGGTTATTATCCTTAATGATAGGTAATTAACAAACCAACAAAGGAACCCGAACCCATGAACCATTCAGTTTTAAAAATATCCAAGATGACCGGCAAGCTTGCAGGCTTTCACGCAATCAGCACGAACACGCTAACAAATGATTTTTGTAAAAAGATGTATAGCAGCGGTAAGGAAAATTTAATCTGCACTAAATGCTATTCAATGGAAATGTTGCAGGGGTTGCGGAAAAATTGTGCGCCAGCTTGGCAGCATAACAGCGACATTTTATCAGGTGGAATAATCCCTGCCCATATGTTGCCAAATATTCTAGATGCCTTTTTCCGTTTTTCCGCCCATGGGGAATTGATAAACGAAACGCATCTAGAAAACTTAAACCGGATTGCCGAATATAACCCGCATTGTACTTTTGCGCTTTGGACTAAACGAAAGGATATTGTTCAGAAATATTATCGGCATAACCGCAAGCCTGAAAATATGATATTGATTTACAGCAACCCAACAATCAATCGCGTTATGGATAACGTGCCTGAGTTTTTCGACCGGACTTTCAATAATGTTGAAAAGCATTTTAAAGGAATAGAACAAAACTGCACTGGGCAGAAATGCCGCGATTGCCTGCTTTGTTATACAAAGGGTAACGGTGTGACCCAAATTGTCGAAGCGGTCAAATGACAAATCAACCACGCTAAACTTTTTGATTGGGGCTAGTATGTTACCTGCAATATCCTTGGTGGTTCGGGGGGATTGGGTGCGGTATTAGCAAAGGGTGTCGCGAGTCGCGGGGCGGCATCCATCTTTTTTATCTGAATTTTATTGTTGACCGATTCGGCGGCGGGTGGCATAAACAAATCAAGGCTGGTTGCAAAGACCATGCCAACAACCAATAGAAGGAATAACCAACCATGTTTGATTTAATCCCAACCCAATCCCTTGATAATGCAAGGGCGAAAGGCAGCGACCTTTCATCTGTCCATCATGACGTTTTTGACGTTGCAGTGTATGAGCAGTTCGCCAGCTTCGAACCGGTGCCAGTTGAGGCCGTTGTCACAAATGCCGATGGCATTGTTGAGCCGCAGCGCATGCCATACCATGCCTTGCGTAATACCCGAACGAACCGCGTTGTTGATGTGGTGCCGTTCAATCGTGAAACCTACAACCTGACACCCCATGCCGAACTTATGCTTGAACAATCCAGCATTTTGAACGGTTCCGGTTTGCGGGATTATCTGGGCAATGTTGAAGTTTGCGACCGTATCTATGAAGAGGGTTTGCGGGTTCATAGAACAATATATTTTCATGACCTAGTAGACCGCAGCCGGACAAGAACAGGCCAGCAGGATGATAGCCGGTGCCGCTTGGATATCTTTAACAGCGTAGATAAGACTTGGACGCTGCAAGTGTTCAGCGGTGCATATCGTGACCTTTGCCGCAATACGTTGGTTTTTGGCGGGGAAAAGGCATATCATCAGAAAGCCAAACATACTAAAAACATGAGTACAGGCGCACTTATAACTAAAGGCGTTTTGGGTCTCGAAATGTGGGATAATCAGCGGGACACAATGCAAATGTATCGCGAAATCGGCATGACTGAAAAGCAGTTTAATGACGTTTTGATTGATTCCGGCATGATTGATAAGGCGGGAAAGGTTGCCGAAAATAACGATGAATTGAAGGTCAACCAAAAGAAGCTTGCCACCTTGCTTGACCTTTACAGCAAAGAAACCCGCGAACTAGGCCATACAATGTGGGCGGCATTTAATGCTTTGACCCACTGGTCAACACATTTGCCGGATGCCAATAAGGGCGGGCGGATTGAAAAGAAACAGCTTGATAAATCAATCGCGGTTCGTGACCTAATCCAGTCGGACGCATGGACAAGCTTCGGAAAGGTGGCAGCATGACCCCGCTTGAGTTTGTTTTGATGCTTTGGGTTTTGATAGGATAATAAACCATGGAAGCCTTGTATGTAATCTATCGCAGTCTGACCGTGCTGTTGATAATCGTGATAATAACAGCGGTCTATCTCTAAACCAACCAACGCCCTGCGGGGCAGAAAGAACCACAAAAATGACACAGTTTGATAATGATAAAGCCATCTTGGAACTTTGCGAACAACTGGTAGACACAATAAGAAGCCAAGAAAAGGCCAAGATTCGCGCCAGTCTCTACGAGGCTTGGAACAGCCAGCAGCCAGCGCAGCAGCCAGCCAAGCGCAGGTTTCATGCCGATTCATCCCTTGGGCGTTTGTTTCGTGTATTAGCAAGGCGTAAATATGGGGTGAATATCCGAACCCTTGTTAGAGAATCCGGCTTGAGTGAAAGAGGGGTTCAAAATGCTGTTCACCGGTTGCGAAAGCAGGGTTATAACATAGAATGTAATCGGGCGGGATATCTTCGCCCCAAATATCGGCTTGCATCCTAGCCGCGAACATGTAATAACAATGGGGACAGGGCAGCTTGTCCCCCTTACTTTAACCGAAAGGAACCGAACCATGTCTTTTAAATCTTATCTTTTGAATGTTGGCGTTGTTGATACCCGCGCATTTGCTTTGCAATGTGCCGTTAAAAGTTTACACAACGCTGTTGCCTGCATGGATTTGAGCCAGCGGGCTATATTAGACGAACATTGCCCCGAACTGATGGCAGCCGCGAACCGCTTCGGGCAACTCGAACAGGGCATGGCTATCTTCGAGGGAACCCAGCCGGTAACCCAGCGAACCTTTGATGACCGCGACCCATTCAGCCATGCAATGCAGCTTGTCGGGAACTCTGCGAACAACTAGGGGAAACCCTGCGAACCCATTGGGGCGGGGGTTGTTGCTATCCTCCCTATAACTCCGCCCCAACCTTGCCCCCCTTGCCCTAGTCGGCGGGGGGGTTTTTTATTGCCGGTTATATATATGGGGGATAACCGGCGGTAATCTCTCGGGGTTTTGGGTTTGTAATTGCAGCGAGATTGCTATCATTCCATAGACCGAAAGGCCACCCCCCAACTAACCATCATGACAAATCAACTACACGGGCGCGGGCGGGCGCGGGTTCGCTATGGGGTTTCACATGTGTTCGCGGGGTTTGGTTGCCTGTTCGCGGGGTTACGGTATCGGCGATGTGACAAACAAGATAAAAATATGTGGCTCGTGCGCGGGTACGCAAGGGACACCCCACCCCCCCGGCATTTGCCATGCAAACCCGACATATTTTTTCTACTTTTTAGGTTATCGGTATGGTTAATTTGCGAACCACTGGGGTACAAGAGAGTTGCCCCAAAGAAAAACCCCCGCTGGGCGAACCAACAGGGGTAACTTTGCGAACCTTTGGGGGGACTGTGGGGGACCGGGGGGGATATAGGGTTTACCCCGGCAGGACTTGGTCCTATGGTAGCGTTAAATTTCACATTTGTCAACACCTTTTTTTCATTTTTAGTTATTTTTAGGTAAATCATGTGGAAAACGGGTTGACACCGGTTCCAAAACCCCCCATAATACAGGGGTGTGCCACATGTTCGCGGGAGAACACTATGTTCGAAGCTGTCTTACTAATATGTTTAGCTGCAGCACCCCAAGAATGTGTTGAGTTGAGCGATACAAGAGGTCCCTACGCCAGTAAACCTGACTGTATGCGTCGTGTTGACGAAATGGCAAACTTTGCCACAGGTGCAAACCTCTTTGAATTAAACATAAAATGGAAGTGTACCAACCAAAAAGGTACACCAACGTAAATCCTCATGAATTTACTACCCCAGACGAATAAAAAAGCTGCCCTAACTGAAAAGCAGGAGCAGTTTCTAGATGCCTTGTTCGAAAACAACGGCAATATGACCGTTGCTGCTGAACTCGTGGGCTATTCCCCCAAGTCAGTCACATGGCTCAAGGAACGTCTAGCCGATGAAATCATCGAACGCACTAAAGTCATGTTAGCGGGCCACTCCTTGTCAGCCGCGAACAAGCTGGCAAGCCTTGTAACGGCCCCTGATATCGAACGTGGGGATGACCTGCGGATGAAAGCCGCTGAAAGCATCCTGAACCGCGTTGGTATCGCAAAACAGGAAACAATGAACCACAACGTACAGGCAATCCACGGGGTTGTCCTGTTGCCACCCAAGAAAGAGGTCGTCATAGACGGATAAAGTTATGGAACTAGCAAGAAACGCAATGCGAAGCAACATTCAAGATATGAGCAATAAAGAGTATGACGCTTTTATAAAGAAGATGCTCAAAGAAGCTGATAGTGATGCTGAAGCTGGTAAGATTAAGA